TGAAGTAAAAGAAGAAGTTTCTGCTTTGATCGAAAACTGCAAACAGGCTAGACGTGGAGATGTTATCTTTGTGGCTACCCTAAAGGACGAAAGAAGACCTTTTGCAAAAGTGGATGCTATGAAAACGCGAGTTTTTGAAGCAGCCCCTATGCATTATGTCATCGCTTTCCGTATGTATTTCATGGCCTTTGCGAATATGATTATGACTAATCGCATCGACAATGAAATTGCCGTAGGTACGAATGTGTATTCTATGGACTGGCACCGTATCGCTCAAAAACTCAAATCGAAGGGTGAACTCGTCTTTGCAGGCGATTTTGGAAACTATGATGGTTCTATGAGCTATCAAATTTTGCAAATAATCTTAGATTTGATCAATGAGTGGTATGATGACGGTCCCGAGAACGCACTTATCCGTGCCGTACTGTGGGAAGATATCTGCGCCACAAATGTTTTGGTAAACAATTCTTTGTATCGGCAAACGCATTCTCAGCCTTCTGGGAATCCGTTTACTGTTATAATCAACTCCATTGCCAACTCGTTTGTCATGCGCTACGCATATCTTGTCACAAAGGTAAACGCATACAAAACTGGACTGACCCCGCACTTCAAATACGACTTTACCAAGGAAGTCTCTATGATTTCTTATGGTGATGACAACGTAGTGAATGTGCACCCGGACATAGCTAATGTTTACAATCAGGTAACTGTGTCGGAAGCATTAGCGACAATCAACTTCGAGTATACTGATGAAGCCAAGACTGGTGAACTCATCGAGTTTCGTAAGTTATCAGAAGTTGAATTCTTGAAAAGATCTTTCACCCGTGACCAAAAAGGTTATTACCGTGCACCACTGCGTTTAGACGTAGTGCTTGACATGGCCAACTGGGTAAGAGGAAATCTTATTAAGACTTCAACTTGTGAAAACGTAGAAACTTCTTTGAGAGAACTATTCTATCATGGTGAAGATGTATACGAGAGGTACGCCAATATTTATGAACGCATCGATGATGAGCTGGATATCGGGATCAATATTCCCTGTTATTCGCACATGTGGATCGAAGATACTTTAAACTTTGGCGGATAAGGTAAGACTTACAAAAATCCG